GCAGGTGCAGATCCCGTCCGACCTCCTCTACGACGACACGATTGAGGAGGTTGAGAATCCGGTCTGGGACTGCTTCATCCAGAACGGGCTCGTTTCCGGGCAGCACGGGCTCCACCGGGCCGTGGCCAAGTACGGCCTCGGGTACATGCTTGTCCTCCCTGGCAGCCGCAGCGGCGATACCGAGTGCGCAATGATGCGGCCGTACTCGCCGCGGCGGATGACGGCGATGTACGAGGACTACGTGAACGACGACTGGCCCCGGTACGCGCTTGAGTTCTACACGATTGTTACCCCGCAAGGGCTCTACAACGTGGTCGTCCTGTATGACGACACGAACGTCTACACGATGATGGGCGATGCGAGCACGACCAACCTTACGGTCGTATCGCCGGGCTCCCCGGGGTATGAGTTCCTCCCGTCGTCTGCCGTTCCCGGACGGCACGGGATGGATGTGTGCCCGGTGGTCCGGTTCCGGCACGAGATCGACCTTGACGGGGAACTTGACGTAGCCGGCGAGGTTGAGCCGCTCATCCCGGTACAGGACCAGATCAACACGATTACCTACCACCTCATGATGGCGGCGCAGTACGCGGCGTTCCGGCAGCGGTGGGTGGCGGGCATGGTCACGCAGGACGAGTACGGACGGGCACGGGCGCCGTTCCGGCCCGGTGTTGACCGGCTATGGGTGGCGGATGACCCGACAACGAAGTTCGGTGAGTTCTCTGCTACTGACCTTAGCGGCTACCTCAATGCCCGCGAGGAGTCGATGAAGCACGCGGCGATCATTTCGCAGGTCCCGCCGTATCACCTTCTCGGCCTCGTGGCGAACCTCTCCGCGGAGGCTCTCGCGGCAGCCCGTGACGGGCTCGACCGCAAGACGGATGAGCTTGAGTCGGTGCTCACGCACCCGTGGCTCCAGTCATTCCAGCTTTCCGCGCATGCGGACGGCAACGCAAAGGCCGCAAAGGACTGGGGAGCGCAGGTTGTGTGGCGCGATTCCTCGGCCCGCGCGTTCTCCGCAACGGTTGACGGCCTGGTCAAGATTTCGCAGGGCCTCGGCGCGCCGGCCACCGAGCTTTGGGAGAAGATCCCGGGCGTGACGGCCGCAGAAGTGGCCCGGTGGAAGAAGTTCGTCCAGCAGCCGGGAGTTCTAGAGCAGCTTAACGACGCCCTAGAGCTTGCGTTCTCGAAGGGCGACCAGGGAATCCAGCCGGGGCAGCCCGGCGCGCCGGCGTGGACGCCTTACGAGGCGAAGCCGACCGGCATCTAGGAAAGGAAGGGCCGGATGAAGGCAAGGGACTACGCGAAGTTCATCGCCGCGGCGGTAGGTGCTGCCGCGGCATCCGTGGGGACTGCTGCCGTAGGGGCAACATGGCAGCAGATCACCGTTACCGCGATTACGTCTGGGGTCGGTGCCGTGGCGGTCCTCATCGTCCGCAACGGCCCGAAGCCGCCCGCCACCGGGTGAAGTGCATTTCATCGAATGGGTACTAGGAGACCAGCAATGGACCGAGTTGCTTGAGATTCTCGGAGAGCACCGTGATACGGCTCTCGTTAAGGAACTCGATGCGATGGGACTTCTTGAGCCCAGGTGAAGTACGGCCGCACTTCACCGTTTCTGCCCGGTTCTACTCAACTTCACGTGAAGTTACCTAAATTCACGTGAAGTGACCGATCCGGCAGAGGTGCTGAATTCCGGCGCGAAAGGGCAGGTGAGGCCGTGAATGCCTCTATAAGGGCCTCAAACGCCCGCTCCGGGCCTCCGGTGCCCGGGGGCGACCTAGGTAACCCCCGGGCTCTCGCGGCCTCTCACCGGGCCGCTCAAGCGCTGCTAGCGGCAGTCGTGACGAGGGACATCCTCTCCGTGTGGGAGACGATGCCCACGGTGGATGTCCGCGCGGCGTGGCCGATGATCCGGATGGCGCTGCTCGGGGTGCTCGAATCCCGGTTCGCGGCCTCCGTATTCCAGTCCGTTTCGTACTACGACGAGGCACGCCGGCTTGCCGGGATCTTCGAGGCCCGGCCCGGTATCGTCCCGCCAGTTTTCGATCCGGCGTTCGTTGCCGGCGTGCTCGACTCCACCGGCCCGTACACGCTGCTGGGGAACCTCAAGCAGGGACGGCAGTTGCGGGATGCGATGAACCGGGCCGGCGTCCGGCTCGCGGGAGCCGGGCAGAAGAGCGTCCTCGACGGCGGCCGTGCGGCGATCTACGCGCTAGCGAAGGCCGATCCCGCGGCCGTTGGGTGGGCGCGCATCACCCGCGCAAAGCCGTGCGCATTCTGCGCGATGCTGGCAAGCCGCGGTGCGGTCTACAAGACCGAGAAGAGCGCGCGTTTCCTCGCGCATGATCACTGCATGTGCACACCGGCACCCTTCTTCAAGCCGGGCGGGGCAGCGAAACTCGTCAACTCCTCTCTCGCGGAGGAATGGCAGCGCGTGACGAAGGGCTATTCCGGGAAGGAAGCTTTCCGGACGTGGCGGCGATACTGGGACAAGAAGTAAGGAGAGGGCGATGGCCCAGCCTAACATGGCGCAGATGAAGAAGTACCAGGCTGCCGGTAAGGCCCTGCCACCGAAGAAGCCGGGTGGCCGCCCTCGGTTCCAGATCAACAACCGGACGGACCTTCACAACGCGATTCACGCGGTGGGGAGAGCCCGCCCGAACACGCCGCAGGAGCACGCGATGGTGCGGCGGTACATCCGGAAGCGCGCGAAGGCGCTCGGCCTTGAGTCGATGATCCCGGCAACGTGGTCATCCGCGGGCGCAACTGGAAGCTAGAGGAAACTCAGGCCGGAATTCCCGGAATGGGAAGTCACTACCCGAAATGGGGACACGATGGATCCGTTTGACTTCATGAACATGCTCCGGAACCGCACGGCGCTCCGGATCGGCCTTACGATGCCCACGGGCGGCGGGGGCGGAGGCGGAGGCGATGCGGGGGCCACGGGAGGCTCCGGTGCGGCCGGCGGAGGGGCAGCCGGCGGCGGTGCAAGCTCCGGAACTCCCGGAACTCCCGGAACCGGTGCGGGCGGCAGAGGTGCGACTGGCCCGGGTGACGGCCCGAGCCCGCAGGACCCGGCCGCGCAGGAAGCGCTCTTCCGGATGTGGATGGAATCCCGCGGCTCCGGATCGTCCGGAGGGGATGCTGGCGGCTCCGCAGGTTCCGGCAGTTCCGCAGGTTCCGGGGGAAGCGCCGGGAGCGGGGACGGGAGCAACGCCCCGGATCCCGGCAGCGGCGACGACAACACGGACAAGTCCAACTGGACCGCTGAGCAGTGGCGGGCGGATGCCGAGAAGTGGAAGGGCCTTTCCCGGCAGAACGAGCGGGAGGCCAGGGCGAACCGAACGGCCGCGCGCAAGCTCGCGGACATGGAACGCTCGCAGATGAGCGAGCAGCAGAAGCTCCAGGCAGACCTCGCCGCGGCGCAGGCCGAAGCGGCAGAGGCCCGGGAGACGCATTTCCGGCTCATGGCAGCCGCGACACATGATCTTCCCGCCGACTTCGTTGAATTCCTCGGCAGCGGAACCGAGGAAGTGATCAACGGGCGCGCTGATAAGCTCGCGTCGGCGATGGAGGGGCACGTCCAGTCACGTGTGGACGCCGAGCTTCTCAAGCTCGGCTTCCAGCGCACGGACGGCCCGAACAACGGGAATGGCCAGGGCGGAACGCCGGGTCCCTTCCAGAGGCCGCAGCCGGGGATCTTCCCGGGCGGCCTCATCCCTGCCGGAAACGGTGCCGGAGGCCCCACGCAGGCGTCTCAGGATGACCTTTTCCGTGACTGGGTGCAATCCAACCGGAGGTAAACCGGGCGGCAGTGCCGCTCCGCAGAACGAAAGGCAACGGCCGTGGCCAATTACGGCTCCATCATCACGCGGGCACCCTCCGGGAGTGACCCGCTCATCCCCGAGCCCCTTGCGGCCTCCATCATCCAGGAGGCCCCGAGGGCGAGTGCGGCTCTCAAGCTCTGCCGGCGTGGCACGATGAGCACGCGGACGCAGCGCATGCCGGTGCTCGACATGCTCCCCGTGTCGTACTGGGTCGGTGGGGACACCGGCATGAAGCAGACGACCCTCCAGGCGTGGAAGGGCGTCAACCTCATCGTGGAGGAACTCGCCACGATTGTCCCCATCCCCGAGAACTACATCGATGACGCGCAGGTTCCCCTGTGGTCAGAGGTCCAGCCGCGGCTCGTTGAGTCCGCGGGCTTCCTCATCGACTCCGCGGTGTTCTGGGGCCTGAACAAGCCCTCGACGTGGGGTCCGGACCTCTACTCGGCCGCCGTGCAGGCGGGCAACGTGGTCAAGGACGGCTTCACCGACTTTGGCGGCGGGACCACGGTCCCGGCTGCCGACTTCGGCCAGTCGATCACCAACCTCGGTGACCTCATGGCGCAGACGGGTTACACCGTCAACGGCATGGCCGGCCGCCCGGGTCTCGACTGGAGGATGGCGGGCATCCGCTCCTCGCAGGGCAACCCGATCTTCCAGGCCGACATGACCGCGGCGCCGGGCGACGGATCCGACGTGACCTCCGGCCGGATCTACGGCCGGCGGGCGTCCCTCGTGGACAATGGCTCGTGGGACAACACGCGGGCTCAGCTCATCGTCGGGGACTTCTCCAAGGCGATCATCGCCATCCGCCGGGACATCTCGTTCAAGATGTTCGACCAGTCCGTGATCTCGAACGATTCCGGGCAGGTCATCCTGAACCTGATGCAGCAGGACGCGGTGGCCATGCGCATGACCATGCGCCTGGCGTACGCCACCGTGAACCCGGTGACCATCATGAAGCCGAACGCCACCATCGACGGCGCCGGCTCGACCACGATGCGGTGGCCGTTCGGCGTCCTCGCGTCCTGATATGGACCGGCCGCAGGGCCACGACTAGAAAGGGGGTGCGCGGTGGCGGCAAACCTGCCCCCGCTCGCATCGGAGGAAGATGTCGTGGCCCTGCTCGGCCGGGACCTCACCCCGGCAGAGGCCGTGCGGTGCACGGCGCTGCTCGGCATCGCATCCGCCAGAGTGCGGCGATACTGCCGGAGGGACTTCCGGTATCACGCCGCCGACACGCTCACTCACTACGCCACGCACGGGGTGATCCGGCTTGCCGGTCCTCCGATATGGTCGGTGGCGAGCGTCAAGGCGGTAGGCAACCCGTCTCTCGGGATCCCGGACTTCCCGCTCCCGTGGTTCCAGTTCAACAAGATCGATGAGGTTACGATCGACACGGAATGTGCACCGATCATGAACCTCCCGGAACTATGGGCCGAATTCTTCTCGGCCGGGGCGAATCCCACGTACGACGTGACATACGAGCACGGTCCCCACGAGGTGCCCGATGAGGTTAACGGGTTCATCGCGCAGGCTGTTACATCGGTTCTCACGGCACCCGTAACGGGGGCCGGGGTGATCGGTGAGCAGATCGGCGACTACTCGTGGCGCGGGGAACGCGGCGGGACGGGCATGCAGGTCGCGATTACAAGGGCCATGCTGGATGAGCAGCTTGGGGACTTCCGCGACAAGGGGAACTCGATTGCCCTCGTGATGAGGTGATGCACGGTGCCTCTCATCCCGCCCTTCCCGAACGGGGAGACGCTCACGGTACGGACGCGGGTTGTTACTGGCTATTCCGATCTCGGGGTAGCCGAGTACGACACCGCTGAGACCGATGTGGCCGGGTGCGCCTTCCAGCCAACGCAGACAAGCGAGCTAAACCAGGGATCGGATCAGGTTATCTCGGATGCGAACGCATTCTTCCCCGCCGGAACGGTGGTGGACCCGGCCGCAACGGTCGTGCGCAAGCTAACCGGGATCGAGTACGAGGTCCAGGGTGCCAACCAGGCCCACGTGAGCCCGTTCACGCAGAACGCGGCGCCCGTCCGGGTGCGGCTGCGGGCGGTGACGGGTGTTGCCGGCCACGTAGGAAGCGGGGCGATCTAGATGCCCTCGGAATTCCATGCCTCGTATGAGGGAATCGGGGAGATGCTCCGGATGCCGGAGATCCTCGCGAACCTCCGTGAGCGCATGCAGCGGGCCAAGGATCTCGCGGAAGAGCGGTCCCCGGTCGGTGACCCGCGCCGGGACCCGCACGCCGGGCAGTACAAGGAATCCTGGTATATAGAGGAGACGCTTCACGGCGGCGCACGGCATGACCGGGCGCAGGTAATCCTCGGGAACTCCTCTCCGCAGGCCGTCTACAACGAGTACGGCAACCGGAACACGCCAGCCCGGCACATAGCATGGAATGCGGTGATCGAGGGTGCCCGCGATACGTGATCTAGTGGACATCGAACTACTACTGGCGGTATGGCTCCGCGATAGCGTAATGCCCGCGGCTCCGCCTAACCCGTCATTTATCGTCTCTGTGGACCCGGATCTAAGCTCCGCGAATATTGCGCGCATTGTCAGGGTGTCGCGTATCTCCGGAGCGCCGAGAACCATAGTGACGGACAGGCCGCTTGTGGACATCGACGTGTGGACATCCACCTACGACGATAGCAAGCTGGTCTCTGGGATTATCTGCACGGCCTGCCGCGGGATCCGCAATCTCGTCCGGCCAGAGGGCATCGTACAGCAAGTGTCGGTCCTCAATGCGCCCCGGTTCATCCCAGATATAAATCAGGAACTCGTCCGCTACGGCGGGACATACGAGTTCTACACGCACTGATTTACCCCTCTGGAGGGTGACATGGTGATGCTTGACACCCGGGACGCTGACTTTACCTTCGCAGGAGGGGATGTCATCGCGTACCGGGCCGACCTTGGGGTCACGCCGCCTTCGCTGCTCGCGGACCTCACTTCGCCCACATGGCTCTGCATGGGGTGGCTCGACACGTCGGGCTATCTCTACAAGCTGGCCGAGACCTACAAGGACATCA